GAGTTAGTTTATCATCTTCATATTCAATTCATTCACACTCATATACAGGAATTGTTTGAATAATATTATTAACAAATCTATCTCCTTCATTCCAAGGTAGTTTTGGAATTACTTCCAACCCACCTAATAAGCCTTCTTTTTGACCATACTTAAGTGGGCCCGCAGTTCCATCTAAATTAGCAGGACTTCTAACATACATTACATTTCCAGAACTTTCATCGTAAGCAAAATAATTTTCAATTGTTTTCTTTGCTTCAGATCCCAGTTCATCTCCGTATTCAGCTAAGATTTGCTCTTTACTAAGCCATCTTCTAACAACAGATCTAGGAGATTTATTTAAATAAAATTCATTTCGATTTCTCTCTATAAAAGTATCAATCGGATTAAGAATTTCTAGTTTTACATCGTGCTTGTTATTTGTAGGTCTAACTCTATAATAAGCCATACCTCCAATAAGGAGATCTGTAAAAAGCTCTCTCATTTTATTTTTTAGATCAAGATTTCTAGAGAGTTTAAAATAATTTAAAATATTTTGTGCAGCAATCTCATAATCAGATACATAATTTCTAGTTATATCTTCTTTGAGTTTTTGCAGCTCCTTTTCTATATATGGATCGTCCATGGGTTCTTGTTTATCCATTAATATTCCAATTATAGCATTTTTTAAAAATTTAGTTAAATAATTATAGAGTTCTTGATCAATTTTAAGCTTTTTATCTCTAGTAATATTTGAAATAGTTTTCTCATCTTTACAAGTAATTTGTAAATCTGGATCTAATTCCAAATATTCACCAACAAGTACGTCAATATGCTTTTTAACTAATGGAGTAAATCCAATAGCAGTAGGAGTTCCAATACCATAATTGTTTTCTAAATATTTAAACTGATCTGCATCTCTTTCTCCATGGTAGTAGTTATAAGCCTTTTTCAACTGGGTCTTTTCATAAACAAGTTCAGAAATACATTTGTTAATTTTTTTTATTTCTGCATCTTTGTTCATTTTAAATCATTCTTATTTTGTGTTGTTTTTTATCAATGAGATCTTCCTCAGTATCGTAAGAAATAGAAACTTTTCAAAAAGATTCTTTTTCTATCTTTCTAGTTTTCATCTCTTTTCTCACAAACTCTTTAAATTCCTCATCATTTTTACACTCTTTAATAAGTGAAAAAGCAGGATTTACCGTTAAATTAAGAAACATAGCTAAGCAATATATATTATCTTCTTTTGTAACTCTAAGTTTACCAATATATTTACCTCCTATAGTTTCATTAATAACTTTTAATATTTCACATTCTAATTGAGTCATCTTGTTTCTCACGTATTTTTCTTTGGAATAACTCCATATTCAATATATCCTTTATCATTTCTATAATACCCAACATCTTGTCAGGTTTTATTTCTATTATTAATTGTAGTAGGAGTAACTCCAGTTAATTCCTCGTCTGCAATTTCAGATTGTCCTAGAGCTGCAACTATATCAAACTTTCTTTTATCTTCATAAGAATAGTTAAGTAATTGTTCTAACATTTCATCAAAATCAATTTCAGAAACGTATTCATTAACATACATTCCAATAAGTTCAAGTCCGTGTTTAATAACAGCCTCAGTAGCAGGTAATCCAATTAATCGTTTTGCAGATTTTATTCTATTTTTAACCGTAGTGGCATATTCAGGTCTAGCCATAAATACATCAGCACAGTTTTTATTTTGAAAATATCTTTGTATTCCAATTTTTGTATACTCCAACATTGCTTTAGCATTGTATCACGTTAATAGCTTTCTAGCCATTTCGTAAGCTTCTCGTATATCGTTAGGCCTATCTTTATACATTGCTACATATTTTGGAGGTTCCATTCCAAACATTCGTTTCTTTATAACAATACAAAAATCGGAAACATCATAATCAGTAGCAGATTCGTTAGCTCCAACATCAATGGAGTCAATTCCAGCTACATATAAATTTTTATAAGGTTGTCCATCTTTATCCAACAATGGAGGTTCTACAACCAATAATTTACTAGATTTAGATGGAATTGCCTTTATTTTTCCTTCATTATTTCCATCCCAAATTAGAGCAGTTTGTTCAGGTTTAGTATAATTTTTAAAAACTCTAATTTGAGTTATTTGATCCGAAAGTAATTCAGCATTAAACAGATTATCACCTTGCTTTAAAAGTGCTTCATTAGGAGTAAAACAATATTCAGCACAAAAAGTAAGAAGATCTTGTCCTTCCATTAATGCTCTTTTTGCTTCATAATATTTTTTAAATTCAATACTATTTGTAACTCCACGGTGATCAACATATTTTGGATCTAGAGCAAATTCATATGCAGGTATAAAAAATCCAGTAAACGCAATTTTACCATCTAGAGTATACGAATTTTTATATGGTAAAACATTGTATGCCAGAGGATTATTAAAAATTCTAGCAAGTCCTGCAACTTGTCCGGAATCATCACCTCCCGTACCCAATGCTATTTTAATTCCAATTTTTTTACCACCAAGTTCTACCAACGCAGTTCCCTGTACTCAGGATTTTATTAAATTTGGTGCTGATCCAGCCTCTTCATATACAAGGCGTTCCACACGATCACCTCTAACTTTACGAGGATTATTCGCAATTCTACCTTCTATTTCACTAAATCTTCCCCGTTCTACGTTATCCTTATCAAGCAAGGACGCTCTTTTTTGGCGTATATTATCAACCTTTTGACGGGACCTTTTCATTCCTCCATTTGTATTGGAATTTAATCAGTTTAATTGGTATCAAGCTTTATCAAGCAGCGGATCTAGTTGATCATCAGCAGCCGCAGTTAATAGAGTTCTAAATTTTCTAGTAGTAATAAATGGCCTAACTGCCAGATCTGCAAGTATTTCAGACATTCCCATTCCTCTACTCTTCAATAAACAAACATCTTTTCCAATATATTCACATATTTCTATATAATGAAAAAATTCATATTGTTTAGCAACAAACGAGGGAAAAGATTCATTTCTACCAGTTGTATCTTTAACTGCATCTTGAGCAACGGTTTGCATTCTATAAAAATTAAGAAAGAAATATTGATCTCCAGTTATTCTATATTTGCCTACAGTATAACCTTCAGTACATCTTCTAAGTTGCTCAGTTCAAAAGTCATTATAAGGTTTAGTTTTTGGTGGGTATTCTGTATATTTTCCAGTATCAGTATAAATTTTCCCAGTAGCTTGAAATGGAGTTGGATCAAAATCTAAACCTTGAGTCATATTAATTGGTCTATAACCGGTTATTTCATATGATAATTCCGGATCAAAATATTTTATGTCTTCACCAATAGGAACATCTCAGTCACCATCTCGTTTATGATGAACCATCTTTCTATCAGTTTCATAATATTCAGATTCTTCTTCATCTTCATTAACATTCTTTGAAGTCATTCTTTCTAAATCTTCTTCAAAAAGTTTTCGCTTCAAATCTTCTTCATATTTTTCCGAAAAGTCCGGTAATTTAGTTCTCTTTTCCAGAGGATTTTCCATTTTTTCCTCTTTCTTTTTCTTTTTAGGAACGTAGTCCGGAACTTCATTTATAATTTCTACTTTCCTAGCCATAATTATTCATCTTGGAATCCAGGCTCATTATCACCACGAAGTTTAGTAGTTGCTACTAAATTTTCTTTATATGCGATTTCTAGAGCTTGTAACTCAGTTCTCATTTTAGAAATAGAACCAATATCTGCCATTACGTCTTTTGGCTTATATAAAGGCCGCCCATCAGCATCTACATCATTAATGAAGTCTATACTATCTAGAAAGATTTTTGTCTTTCTAAGCGTTTTATTTGCGGTTTTAATGAGTTCTAGAATTGGATCCGTATTTTGTATTTCATCATATTTGTGATATGCAGCACGAAAATCATCATTTTTTAAATCATCTTCAGTTAAACCACTGTCTTCAAGTGCTGCTTCATGTTTATCTTGTTCTGCATATTTAAAATAAGGAGATTTAAAATCAAGAGTTAAATAAATATAAGTCAATTCTTTATATGCTTTTAACCTCTTTTCTCCAGTTTTATCTTCTTTGCAAATATTTCGTTTTTTATCTCATAACTTTGCAAATTCCTTTACAAGCAAGATTTCATAATCATTTATTCGGAGAGTATTTGTTACATTATCAAATACAAAAATATTCATTACCAAATATAATCAGGGTTTTTTACAAGTGGGAATCCAAGTGGAATTCCTGCCACTTTCATACGAGCTATAATTTGATTTAATGCAGCTACAGAATCTGCATCATGTAAACGAGAGTCTACGTTAGATTGAGTACCAAATCCATACCTAATTGACTTAATTCCATTTTTATCTGCATCTAAAATAAGATGGTCTCCATCATATTCTCCCATTCCAACATTTCAATCACTATTTGGATCTTTAGCTTGATTAACTGGAAGAAGATTTCTTTCAGTAGCAGTAATTATTTGAACATTCTTTTTATTTGGACCCCAATATTCCTGCTGAACGTATTTGTGGTTTTTATATGGATTATCTGCCTCTCTAGAAACTTCAGGTTTTTTGTTTGTCTTCTTTTTACTTTCAGTTTCTGGAACTGCAGTTCCTTCTTTTGCTTTTCTAATCTTCTTTCTTTTTTCTACTAATTGATCAATTTTTCCACCTTTTTTAAAAGCACTAGTTGCCTGTTGAAATTCTTGTGCCATTTGTTGTAACCGAGCCTGGCCTTCTTCAGATTGTTGCATTGTTTTAATTTCTTTTATAATTTGCTCAGGAGTATCTCCATTAAAATAAGTTTGAGACAACCAGCTAATAAATTGTTCTAAACGTGCATTATCTTCCATAACTAAATATGAATTAAATCTTTAGATGAAAAGACTTCCTCGTGCATTGCTTGATTTTTATCAAACCATCTACATTTAATACCTAAAAACATAGATTCTTTTACTCCTGTGTCTTTATTCATCAAAGAACGTGTAACTTTTTCTACAACCATCATTTTTGGTTTGTTATCTATATCCTGCTTAACCATACAAAGTTCTCCAGGCAGGAAAAATGTTTTCTCTAAATATTCATCTACCATAACATTAACTATTTACTATTCTACATAAAGTATTTTGTTCAGAAATTATATAATATCCCTCCTTTCTAAAAGGAATCGGATTTGCTATATGTTTAATGAGAAATATATCTTCACCTACTTTTACATTTTCACATTTAGGACCAACAGCAAGAACTTTTGCACAAGCAATATATTCTTCATTATTTTCAATTTCCCCAGTATCAGTAGATTTATATTTCTTCGTACTTTCAATTCCAATAATTAATCCAGATTGAGTTTTTTCAATCTTTCTATACGGATTATCTTCATAAAATTTAATTAAAACCCCAGTATTACAAGGGATTATATTTACTTCATTTTCATTAATATTTTCAGTATTCTTTTTAATAATATTTTTTGCTATATTTTCCATAATTCATTACCATTTATTTTCTCAACAATATTCATCTTTTACAGACGTTTTGCTTTCTATTAAACAAAAACATTTGCCGCAATATCTAGTTTTTCCTTTTCCTTTTTCGAATTCGCATTTATCACAAATTTCAATTCTACGTTTTGCAAATTCTGGTTTTTTGTTAAAAATATTTCTATAAGTTCCTATAAAAATATTTTTTATTTTATGAAATATATTCATACTATCATTTTTTAGCTATACAGTGAGAACGTAAGTTATTGATTTTAAGATGAATATAGCATCCGCAGCCTTTAATTCATCCTTCCTTTTTAAAATATGAAACCTCTTTTCCATCCGAAGACATATATTTAGCTGGATTACAAATTGGGCCTTTTTCAGGATCATTTTTATATAAAAGACATTCTTTACAAATTGCTAATCTTTTTTTAGCAAAATCACTTAAATCATTTTCATTAATCATAACTCATTAAATTTTAATTGGTTTATCTTTATCTAATTCTTTTTGTATCTTTTGATGTTTTATATAATGATTTATCATTCTTTCTACATCAGATTTTAGGTAGGGAACATCTATAAAACTTTCATTGCCAGAATGATCTATCCAATGCAAGGCAAGTCTTTTTACTTTTATATTTGGATTATGTTGCTGAATCATCCAAGCATATACACTCATTTGGAGTGCGTAAAGTTGTCCATTGACATCATCTATATTATTTAGAGGAAATTTCATTTTTGTAGAAGACTTTGTAAATTTGTTATAGTAAGATTTCATTTCAATCTTCTTACAAGTTTTATGATCTATAATTGTTAATTCGTTATTATTTAAACACATAAGATCTATTTGCCCGCAACATAAAAAATCTTCCTTTCTATATGAAATTAAATATTCTGGATAAATTCCATCTTTTAAGTCTAATTCATAATTTCCTTCAAATACCGGGAGGTTTCCACCTAAATCATATTTTTGAATTTCTTTTTTATTTCCTTTGTAAAAAGATTCCTCTATCTTTGCATGGATTTTTGTTCCTAATTCACAACTAGCTTCACGTTCTCTATCATAACCATCTAAAATCTCTTGTTTTTTCTTTTCAAAAACTTTCGGATCTATATTAAATTTTGAAACATATTCTTGTTTAAATTTTTTTGTAGAAAGAAGAGTTGTTTTTAGAATTTTAAAAGTTTCTTCATCGAGAAGTGATTCCATTGCTTTATAAGATGCTCAAAATGAGGCATCGAAAGGATTTGAATATGAATGAATTAGAGTAGTAACTGAAACTCCTTTAACTCCGTCTTTTTTATCTATATATTCGTGTGTATCATCAAAATAAGCAATCTCTTTAGATTCTTTATCTATTGTACGTCCTTTGTACGTATTGTGTTTTACATTATCATTTAACTTTGGCATAATTCATTAATCATTTGAAAATATTAATTTTCTATATCTGGTTCAAAATCTTTTGATGTTTGTATTGGAGAACATCTCATTGGAGTAAAATCAGGAGAAACGTCTCCAGTCTTTAACTTCTCAATTCATTGATTACCAGCACCTCTGCATGGCAACCTATTGGCACATCCTAATCTCGCGCAAATATACGAATTAGAAATACTTAAATCCGACTGGCAATCCGTTAATTGTTTTCTTAAGTTTTCAATTGTTTTTTCTCTCTGTTCATTGACTGTTTGAAAATGATCGTTACTTATTCGTATTTCCGATATCGCGTCCTTCATTGTTGTAATTGCAGTACTTTCAGTTTGAACTTCAGCAGCTTTATTATCAATTTCTGGTTTTTTCCAAGCAGCTCTAGGATTTATAAAATATGTTAAAACACCTCCGCTTAAAGCAGAGGCAATTATTGAAATTATTGTTATTCAATCCATTATAAATATATAATTAAAATTAAATTCTTCATTTAACTTATTTGCATTATTCTATAAGTGCAAATATATAAAAACATTTGATTTTTTGCAAATTATTATATATTTTTGTAAAACAAAAATATTAGAAATATGAGTAAAGAAAATAAAGAAAAACAAATATATTCCGGAGATTCAATTGCAAGTAAATGATTATCCGGAACTTGATTAGGAAACTTATTAGGTTATCCATCAAATACTTACATAGATGGGTATGGAACTACTCGGAATTATGCAAATCTAGAAGAATCTGCTCAAGGTCAACAACTTAGTAGAATAAAAGATACTGCTAAAAATTATGGAAAAGTTGCTTTAACTGGAATGTCTTTTGGAAATCCATTAGTAGCAAGATCAACTATAGGAGCAGTATTACCTACTGGTGCACAATCATATTTTATAACCGAAGGCTTACGAGATGCGTATAATAGATTTATGAAAAAAGATAAAACTGCAGAAGATGCAGTTTGAACTGGACTAGATTTAGCTGGAGCAATTCCTGCAGTTGGGAGTGTTGTTAGAAATGGAAAATATGTTTTACCGGAAATTAAATACATATGAAATAGAGTTTTTCCAAAAAGCACCCTTAATTGGGATCCTGAAAATTGATTTGCATTTAGAAATAGTCCTGGGCACATACAGGCTTCTCCTGAAGATATTTCTGCATTCAATTCTCATATAAAAGAATATAAGAAAATTGAGAGAAGAGCCAAACGTAGAGGTGATTATTTAAAACTTAATAATGGCAAAATCTTTACAGGAGATCCTAGAGAGTGAGTGGTGAGCAGATCCAAAGCTGCTAAAAATTTGAACTTTGATGATTATTTTAACCTTGGCTCTGGGCAAAAATCTGGATATACAACGTATTTTGAAATGCAACGAAATGCCCCTACAATGATCGATGAATTACGAGGAAACTATTTAGGAACTCCTAATAGACCGGCATGGTTGACGGAGTTTAATCGTGCTAAAAGCTTTGCCTTAGACGATGGATACACCTATAGAGTATTTCCTCAAAAAAATGTTTCTACTTATAAATTTGATGCGAATGGTTCGGATTGAGATATGATTCCGGGAAGCAATTTTAATAAACCGGGGTACGTTTCAACAAATTATATAGTAAATCAATCTCCTGCAGATATTGTTGAAATTAGTAATGTTTCTGAAGGAGCTGGAGGAATAAATAATATAACAAATGATATTATTTTTAAGGGCAAACGAAAGTCTATTTTAGGTAATAATGGGAATTTCGATTGAAATAATGAAGTTATATGAAGGAGAGATGGTGGAAAATTATTTAATGGAACAGGATATTAAAAACCCAATTGCTTAATTTTTCAAATTGGTAAAAAAAGGGCACCCAAACATTTGAAGTTTATTTTAGATTATTTTAATTATGTTCCAAATGTTTGACCAATGTGAGATGAATTATATGAAAATATAGCAAAATACTCGTCTCAAGATATCGCTAAAATAAAACTTAATATATAAGAATTAATAGACAATGAGTACATATATTTAATTCCTGATTTTATAGACGAC